GGGAGCCGGGCTCCCCTTCTTTATATATTTTATTATCCAACAGAGTCGGGAAGTGGCTTGTTTGCTTCTTTAAGAAGCGCGTCCACTCTCTCGTCCTGTTTATCCTGTGCCTCAAACGATCTATCGATCTCAGCTTTGATGTGAGGAGGCACCATTGACTTCTTGCCACGGGGCAGAAGATATCCCACACCATTTACGCTGACAAAAAAGTTAGGATCGTCGTTAGCAGCTCCCTTGGGGATATATACCTCAACGCGGTCATCGACAACCTTTGCTGTTCCCTCGGGCATTTTATTCTTTTTAGATCCTTTTGTAGTATTATCGGGAGCTTCAACGGTGGTATCCATCGTTGTATTTTCTTTGTTGTTTTCCATAGTAATTTCCTCCTTAAAGTAGTGAAAGGGGGGCAGGGCAGAATCCCCGCCCCCTTAAAAATTAGTTTGCTTCGTCTGTTGCGCTGTAAGAAGAACAGCTCATGATACGGAGAAGTCTTTCAGGATAGAGCAGTGTTGCACCGTTCGTCTCAAACTTATAGCCGATAGTGCTGAACTGATTGAGAGGACCGCCGACCTGAGTCTTGTCCTTAACGATCATTTCAAGTGCGCCGCCCTCGGGGTCAATAATACCGAAAGCTTCTTTACCAAACATATAGTTTGCATAGGTCTTGCTGCCCGCCTTGTTTACATAAGAACCGCCGAGAATAGGAGCAAAAACGTCCTCAATGAAGCGGCAGCCGTGAAGCTCACCAATCTCACCGTTGAAGATCTCGGATGTCGCGGCATACTTGTGCGCTTCTATCCATTCCTTGGACTTGCGGAGATCGTATGCAACAGAGGGATGAATAACCATGTAATACTTACCGTTGATGGTAGGAACACGGTTCTTCTTCATAATGGTAACAGCCTTTGCAACCATGTCGGGAGTAAGCATACTCATAACGGTAGCTGTGGCTTCCATTTCTGCGGCAGTCTTAGGAGTGCTTACAAAAGTGCCGTCTGCGATATTTACGTTATCGCAGTAGAGAACGTTGGTATTGACAAGGAGAGCGTCTCTGATGAGAGTTTCCTGAGTCTCGGCAGCAGATGCGCCCATTTCCTCGGTTGCGCCGAGAATAACGTCGTCATAAGCGCGAAGCTCAAGAGTGTCGGTAACGGCAGCGTATGTACCGTACTGATCGATAGAGCCTGTCTTGGAGCTCATACCGAACTTCTGACCGGTGGGGATAACACCTTCCTGAAGCTTGGACGCCTTAGCGAATGTGTTCCATTTTCTCCACTCAACAGTCTTGCCGTGGTTCTTCGGAAGCTTCTGTTTCTTTGCGAACTGTGCGTAGAAAAGCTCTACACGGGCGTTCTCAAGAAGCTCTGTGTCATAGAAGGTCTTGAGCTCGCCGTTCATGGTGTTAACGGAGTCAAACGCCTGCGTAGTGCCGTCATAGGCGTTGACGTAATTGCCGGTAGCATTTACGAGAGTACCGGCGTCAGCGAAAAGCTGAAGATTAAGTGTCATAATAGCGAAAATTCTCGCAATTATAAGATTGAAAAGTTTCTTCATTGTGATTTCTCCTTCATAAAATTTTGTTTTGTGGTTTTGATGAGGAGAAATGTAAGCGCGGTTATCGTCCGGGATACACTTTCTCCCCGCGCGCCATTCTTTCACGGAGATCCTTCTTAAAGGCGTCTCTCTGATCGCGGCTCGCTTTGCTGTAGTCGAATGTGGTCACGGAAGGTGCTTGGCTTGATGTACCCGCCTCAACGGGGCGTCTTGACCCTGCCTGTATTGCATTTGATATCTTCTGCGCAGTCTTTTGCGCTGTCACCTGCATGGCTGCGGTCTGAATCTCGTTGCGGTGTACGGCATAGTATGCGTCCTCAACGCTTATACCTACGTTAGGAGAGGTCATACGGGCAAACGCGGGATTCTGAAGCTCAGTGCGAAGGTCGAAGTTAGGGAAAACCTTCTTCATAGCCTCGCTCTGCTGCTCAAGGCTTACAAAATGATTGCGGATCTTCTGCTCCTCAATGGTGCGTTCGTTCTCGCGCTTCTGTCTTGCAAGGTCTCTTTCCTGCTGATCTACCTGTTTGGCTGTTTCAACGGGAACACCCATTTCAAGAGCTTTCTGCTCATAGTATTCGTTGTCGTCGCCAATAGCCTTTGCAAGCGCCTCATAGTCCATATTGTTAGGGTCAAGATTATGCTTTCTCGCAAGCAGCTCAAGTGCGGGAGTCAGCTTTGCGAGATTTTCTTCTGCGCCCTTTGCGGACTTAAGGCGTGACCTTACAACCTCTTGCATTTGCTTGTTGTACTCGGGGTCTGCCATGATCTCATCCCAACTCATACGAGAGGGTGAATCAGTCTTTTCTTCCGTGGGGTTATCGTCAGCAGCGGCGACCTGCTCTGTTTTTTCTGCTGCCGCAGGCTCTGTCTGCTCGGTCTTTGCCGGAGCTTCAGGAGCTTTGGCGGCGTATCTCGCCCGTCTGCGAATCTTATCTTCGGGAACTCCCAATTCACGAAGTCTCTGTCCGGCGTCAACAGTCGCATTTTCGCCCGTTGCGGCTGCCTCTCCGCCCTCGCCTCCGGTTCCTTCACCTGCGAAAAGCTGAAGATTAAGCCATTTGAAATTTGTCATAGAGTAAATCCTCCGATATAATCTGCCAATTAGGTTGGCGAATCCTATACAATGCCGTAAGGCTTATATACTTAAATTTCTATCTCATAAGAGATATTTTTAGGGTAATGCCTTGAGAGAAGCTCAAAGCCGCCGCAAATAGAATCAAAAACAAGCGTTATAGCTGTCCTGTACGCTCTCTTTGCTTTGACAGATACGATAGCGTCTCCCTCGTCAAGCTTCATAACAAGCTTTTTTGCCTGTTTTGCTTTGTTTGTGTTCCTTGCAAACGCTGCAAGAGTGTAGATAAGTATTGAAGCTGAGGCACAAACAAGATCGTGTCCTGCCTCTCCGCTGTGTGCGTGTCCTGTAACCGTCACGCGGTTAACGTTTCTTTCATAAATGACCTTTATCATTTCTTCTCCCTCTCTTTAACCTTTCCGCCGTCAGGCTGTGATGCGTTTGCTGCTCTTGCGCGGGCATTTGCAACTATTGTGGGCTCTTTCTTGCCGATACCCGCTATATTGTCACTCTGAAACATCTTAGGTGAAGCTCCGCCGGGAACTCCCCCGCCTTCTGCTACACCCATAGTCATCATAGCGTCCTGCGCTATCTGCTCTACCATTTCGGGAGCTGCCACCTGTGCCAAAGTCAAAGCCAACTGCATATATTGCAAAAGCTTCTGATACATAGTGCCGTTCTGCGCTACCTTCTGCATAACGCCGTCCTTGCCGTCAAACTCCATCATATCAAGGCACATAAGCGCCTGATCTGTCATTTGAGGGTTAAAGAAGCCCATTTGGAAGAACTGAATTGCAAGCTCGTTCTGTGTGACCTTGGTGTATACGTTCTTTTTCTGCGCCGAGACCTTGATATCGAACACGGGGAGTCTGAATCCCATATCCTGCCCGAAGTCTGTACCTTGGTGCTGAGGCAGAAGTCCTTTGTTTGTATAGCTGACATACTGTTCTGCGCCGTATTCTCCAAGTATGCGGAAGGTACGGGGCATATTATAGAACTGTCTTATAAGCTCAATGGAGAGCTCAACTATCTCTCCGTATGCTCTGTATGCGCCCTGTGTGCTGTCCCTGCTTCCTTTTCCGCTTGCCTCTTGAAGTGCAGCTATTGCAGAAGCAGCAGTAACACCGGAGCTGACATTACCTGTGCTTGTCTCTGTATTACCGGAAGTCTCGCGAAGCTCCTGTATAGTCCTATCAAGTACATTGATATAATTGCCGTCAAGGGACATATGCTCAATAGGACGAAGGAATGTATCGTCAAGGCTTCCTTCAACAGTAACAAGGGGATTTGAGAGGTCAAGGAACTGATCTTGATTAACGCCGCCGTTAGAACGTGTGAAGTAGCGAGGAATAGAGCCCACCATAGCGTTTTTAACAAAGCTTGTTTTGAGTAGGTCTATCTCTGTCTGCGGGTTTTGGCATATATCAACGTAGCCATAACCGCAGGGAGAACCTTCAATAGGGAACAGCGGGTCAAATACATAAGGATATTTGCCGTGATCGTAGAGACCTGTCATAGCCATAGGAGGCTTAACTGTGCCGCTTATCTCGTCAATAATAGGCTGCGTGTCATTCTCCGTAGCATAAAGCACAATGTCATTGACGTATTTGCAGTATTGGAGAGTGTTCTTGCCGTTTATGTACTTGTGGTAGTAGACCTCAATAACAGTGATCTTGTTCTCTGTATCAACGTGGTCGTCATAGAGGAATTTGGTTGAAACAAATGTCTCTCCTTTAAGTCCTCCCCTGAGCTGTTCAGGATAAAGCTGCTCAAGGATGTCCTTGTCATAAAGCTCTGTATGGAAGAAATAGCGGCTCTTTTGAATAGCTGTAACGCCCGGTTCCCAATAGAGATTGAGAATATTCGCGCGTTCAATGCTTATATCTCCGAGTCCGTTCAGCTTATGCTTGTCCCAAACGACTTTATAAACGCCTGTGCCTGACTTTGTTTTCTGCCACATAACGTCGTCGTAGGTTTCCTCAAATTTGTTCTGCTCAAGAACGCAGGGAATGATAGCTGAAAGCATTCTCGCCTCGGCTCTGTCTCCTTCCTCACGCGGCAGGATATTAGGCTCGGGGTATGCTTCCATAGCGTCAGCGTGCTTTGAGACTATGACATTATGCAGCCAACCGGATTTACTTGTGAATCCTTTGTCTTTGCCTATATTGGTGGTCTTTTCTTCCTCAGTAGCGTTGCGGAGCTTCCACCAATTCTCAGACGCTATAATGCGCTGTTCTGTGCGGGTCTTGCCCGACTTATATTTCTGCAGTATGTCTGTAAAGTGCTTAAGCTGTTCAGATCCTATCGGAACCACCGCAGCAGCCATAGCTTCAGGGGGCTTCACCTGCTCCCGCGTCTCTGCTATATTCGTATTTGCGAAAGGTTGTAACGGTTTATACATATATCCTCCGTTTAATAGTATTTGCGACCCTCGCTGAATTGGTTCAACGGGTCAGTAAGAATGATCTTAGGCTCAACGGGTACAATAGGAGATATAGGACGTGACATACACATATATCTGACCTCATCGGGGCAGTGGTCCTCAAGCTTTGTGTCAAGGTCCTCGGGGTGTGTCTCCGAGTACATCATAAGAGGCATAGTGCGAATGAAAGCCTTGCAGTTATTAAAGACGTACATCCGCGCATATCCATTCTCATCAAATTGCATACGGTAATGAACCTGCATCCAACCGGGGATTCTTTCGTGATCTCCGGGAGTGAAGTATATTCCGTATCTTGCGGCAGTCTCTGCTATGCTCTCACCGCGTGAGCTGTCCCATATAGCAGGGTCAGCAACGCTGTCAACTATCTTGCGCCCTTTAAGCCAAGGGTGTTCTCTCTCAAATTCAGATATTCTCTTGAACTGTTCATCAGGAGACCATTTAACACCTTCATCAGGAGTCTGTGTGCAGCCGTACATCTCCATAATGCGATAAAGCGTACCGTCATAGTCAACAGCCCAATACCCAAGGGAGAAGGGCTTAGCATATCCGAAGTCGTATGATCGCATGATATTCCAACCTCGGCACTCTCCTTTTGATATGTCAAATGGCTCAATAACGTGTGTAAAACGGTGCTGCTTTAATGCTTCCTCCTGTGTTATACCTGCTTTAGTGCAGAGGTCTATATCGGGAGTGGGACGGAAATCCTCAAAGAACTGTCCTTCGAAGATGTCCCACCGACCGTATAGCCAAGCCTCACGAAGCTTAGGAGGGAGTGCTTCGAGCTGCTTTATGTAATCCGGTTGACTCTCCATAAGAGCCTTATTGTCGGTGACAAGTGCTTGAATGAAACAATAGTCCTCGGGGACTTCTCCTGACTCATACTGCTTGTCTATAAAAAGACGCTTTATATAGCCGTGAGAAACGCCTCCGGGGTTGCAGGTGTAATAAATGCGCTTGGGGAAGCTATTTACACCACGCACGCAGGCTGTTATCTTCTTTATCCACATTTCTTGAAGCTGTGTAGCCTCATCAAGGAAGATAACGTCATATTCAGCACCTTGGTATTGATCAAGGTCTTTGTCATTATTACAATAACCAAATTTAATGGTGCTTTTATTGGTAAAATTGAAGATCTTATCTGTTTTGTTATACCTTGCAATAGGGCGGGGAAGCTCTGACTGCAAGGGAGTTATATGGTTGTTTACAAGCTCAGGATATGTACGACGTACAATAAGCGTCTTAATACCGGGGAAGCGCAGGCAAAGCCTTTTAGCCTTGTCTCTGACAGCCCAAGACTTTCCGCCACCTCTCGCACCGCCATAGCCAACGTGCTTAGCGTGAGAGGCGAGGAAAAGCTTCTGTCTCTCGTTAGGTTCTCCGAGGATAAGTCTTGTCTCACTCATTCCATTCCTCCGGTCCCGCAGCAAAGACAACTTTTATCTCATTAACGATATCGTCCTCTTTCTCTGCCTGCTTCTCAAGGTTGGCAATACGCGCCCTCTGTTCCTTTGTATCAAGCTCAGACTTAACGCCCTGCATTTCCTTAAGGTCGCGTAGCGAGGCTGTAAGCTGCCGTATTCCTTGCGTATCAGTAGGGTCAACCACTCCAAAGGCTTTTATAAGCTTCTCTGTCAAGGTGTCCGTGAGAGCCATAAATTTAGCAGCACGTGCAGCCTGCTTGTCAGATATTTTTTCAAGGCTTTTTGTAATGGTTTTGTCTTTGACCTGTTTCCGCTGTTCTATCCAATTTTCGTCTTTGGCGTGCTTTGTAATGGCTGTAAGACCTACGCCGTATTTCTGTGCGAGCTTCCTGTATGAGGAGGACTCATCACGGATATATTCTTCTCTGATCGCATTCCAATCCACACAGGATAAACTCCTTTCTTAAGTAAGATGCTTTGATGGCTATATGATACAACACGGTATATTCGAAACTAAACCTACCCCCCACAAGAAAAAATAATAAAAACAAAAGGACGCCGAAGCGTCCCTCTGTTTCAGATCTCAACTATTCTGATATTATGTACCCACAGCATTAATTTACGTTTGATGATATAATCCTTTGTTTTCGTTGCCTCGCTCTTTGTGTCCTCAACAACGGTCTTTCCATTATGGCTGTAAACGAAATCGGCAACGTACTCGCATTTATGTTCTATAATGCGTCCTTTGGTAACACCGCCGCGAGGTCCTATAATATCGGGTTCACGCTGTTCAGGAATCAATGTAAACCTAACCTGCCTCTTGAGATCGTCTATTTTCCCCGCTTTGACAAGCAAGCAAAGCTCAAGATAACGCCTGTATTCCTTAAGGGAGTCAAACGTTTCTCCGCCGCGTATGATCTTTTTGTTATTATACTTGTTGTATTTCATATCGAAACCTCCGGATATTTAGCGTTTAGCATAGCGCAGATAAGGCAGTGCTTATAATTGTCAATGTTGTAGCAGAAGGTTTGTTTATATTCCTTCGACTTCGTGCTGTTGGAGAAAATAAGGTTAACGGTGTTGTTATCGTCCACTCCTTCACAGCATATCCGATAACCGTCGCTTTTATGGTAGAAGGGGCAGACTACATATTTAGAGTCAAATTCAGCCATAGAATCACCTCCCGGCGCTATACGTCCTCAATTTTGTTTGCCTGCAAATATCTGTCGGCATCCTCAAAGGTAGGGAATACTTTTTCGCCCCATCTGCCGCGAGTGATACCCTTAACAACAATACACGGCTGCATAGATTCATCGATAAAATATATCTCGGAGACTTTGCCCTTTTGCGGGACTTGCCGCCCGTTGTTAAATGTACGTATCGCCCAAACCTCGTCACCGACCTTGCAAGGCAAATTAATATTATGTGCCATATTGTTTATCCCCGTCAGTTCCTTTGCGATTTGGTCTATTGCAGAAGTCGTATCAAAAAGTGCATCCTCGTCCCTTGTGTAAAAATCATCAAGATACTCTTTCAACCTCTCCGCAAACTCCTTGATTGCTTCGGCTCTTATTCTGGCATTGTGAAATGGAAGCTCTGACTTTATTTCACTTGCCAAGTCGTATGTTGTCCTGCATACACCATTCAACCTCTCAATCTCCGCTTTTTGGCGGTTGATAACAGTAAGAGCGTCGGCTTCAAGATCGCGACAGTTTACACCCGCATAAGGGCATAAGTGACAATCAGGGTCGTTGTGACCGCAACACTCAAGAGCCTTTATAATCTCGTTATCGGTCATATATTTTCAAGCTCCTTTTCTTTTTCCTCAACATATTTAGGTTCTTGGCAGAAATGGAAGGCGGTGAGTGATATTCCTGATACAAGACTTATCCCTGCGGCTGCTCCGTAACCCGCAATAATAAATGCGACTACCGCAACCAAAGTAGCCACCGATATTGCTACCCCTATTACTGAAAATTTCATTCCGCACCGCCTTTCATTTTCGCTCCGATAATATCCTGCAGCAAGCTGTTAACTGTTTCTACAACCTCCGGTACGGTAAGCTCGGGTTTATTGAAACCGTTGAATAATCCGTATTGTTTTCCATTGATAGTATATTTAACGGCGACTGTTGCAGGAAAGTCACCCGGCATATCGTTATGCTCGCGAACGATCACCATTATTTTTTCAAATCTCATGCGTTTTTTGCGCTTCACAATGAATCGCCTCCAATTATTCTGAATTACTATCAAACAACGTCGGCACGGCCAGAAAGTTACACCAAAGCACCTCTGTTCTCGGGTCGGAGTTTTGGTTATAAGATTTCTTTTGGATCTTATTCCAACCTTTAAGCTCTCTGTCGTACATTTCCGAAGGATACCCGCTAAGTATAATCTTGCCTTTGTGCTTCGACAGTACGGCCAATAAATCAAGATGATCCTGTTCATTCATTTCGCATCGGTACTGCTTCCCACCGCGAGTGTTCAGAAGATACGGCGGGTCTGCGTATATAAGCACGTTGTCGTAGTTGAATTTTTTTATGAGATCTAACGCGGGACGGTTTTCTATCTGTACGCCCTTTAACCGCTCCGCTGCTTCCGCGAGTTGAGCAGGCATTTTGTTCCAAACGCTTACACAATAGCTTCTCTCTCTTGCATATACATCTATTTTAAAGCCCGTTTTTTGATAGGTCTTAAAGCCGTGTCCCATTCTCGACCTGATTGCAAAACGGTAGGCTCTGTCGAAGTCCGACGTCCCGCGATTTTCGTGCGCGTCATCAAATACTTCACGAGCATACGGGGTCAGACTTATAGCTTCCATAAGCTCAGACGTCTGCTCCCTTAAAACCTTGAAAAAATTCACAATGTCGCCGTCGATATCGTTGACCGTTTCAATGGCGGATGGCGGTTTATTGAAAAGAACCGCGCCCGATCCAAAGAACGGTTCAAGATATGATCTGTGCGGAGGCATAATTGAAACTATTTGCTTGGCCATACCCCATTTAGCGCCGGGATAGTTAAGTATTG